TATTGTATAATAGTCGGTGTCTAGCAAACCGGCAGTATCAAGCTGAATCATTGGCTGCTTGAACATTGCTCCGGCCAGCTTGTTCCAATCGCCGCCGAGATAAGCGGCAACGTCTTCCGGCGGCATTGACGACACAATACCGGCGATATACTGATCGCGATCCGCCGGGGCCATGGCAGCATTGTCATATACCGACGACGGTATAAACTGCCGCGTTATCGTCAGTGTTTGATCGTTATACTTGACTTCCTCGGTGTACAACCGATACGGCACTCGATCTTTGATAAACCGATTGTGCACCCATTCGTGACCGATGTCTCCGGGGTTAGTGCCGCTTCTGATCCACAATGGCAAATCCGGCGACTTCGTTCTGTTGCGCAGCATCATGAACGAATACATCGGTTCGGTAAACGTTGTTAGCTCATCAAAGATGATTAGGTTGTATTCGAACGTTTTGAATTGAAAGATATCTTTCTCGTGCTCGGCGTAGCCCATTTGGATAACGGCGCCGCTTGGAAATCGCCATCTTGATTCGGCTTCGCGCCACTGCGCACCGGGCACAATGGTCGGATATAGCTGAAGCGTTCGATCAATCGTCTCTTGAAGCTGCGGTCTGGTGCGTCGGAGAATAATAGCGCGGTGCTTTGGATGCTCAACGAATCGCAGCGGTAATACGGTTAATGCTTCCGATTTACCGCCATACACAGCGCCGCCGTAGAGCACTTCTCTAGCGGTGGTTGCTAGAAACGCTGTCTGCGGGCCGACGCTAATTCGGCGTCCATAATTCGCTCATGGTCGCCTAACCTCCTAACAGATAATCTGCAACTCGCCGTGCAAGAGTCGGGTCATCGCGCAGAAGTCCAATTGCCATGTTGCATCGACCGCATAATAAACCCCGTACTTTATCTGTTAAATGATCGTGGTCTACGCTCAAGCGGCCTGTGCGTTCATCAGTACCTTTAGTAGTCTTACAGATTAAACACGTACCATTTTGCTTGAGCCACATTTCTTGGTACTGTTCTTCTGTAATTCCATATTTCCTAAGTGTCTTGCGTCTACGTTGTTGTTCTTTGCGCGGCGCAGTACGTTGACGCCTTAAATCGCAATAAATACAATACGCCTGAAATCCATTTCCCATTTTATGAAATAAATGGGGAGCTTTTCGGCGCTTACATTTCGCGCATCGTACTCTCCCGTTTTTACCTAGCCGCTTAGCCATTTTTATATCGTCGGTGTTTCCAATACAATTTGCGAATAGCTCGATAAACAAGATGCAATGGTTTCGGTGCAAACCATACCGCGTCTCTGATAAAGTTGTATTCAACAATACCATACCACGGGACAACATTGCGTCTAACCGCTAGCATCAACCCATCGAGTTCGATGATAAATGGAAAATTATTCATTGACAACGTCCGAATGCTGCTGATGAGCTTCTAAGCAGCGTGGGCAAATTTGCATCGAGGCACCGGTATTCAATACCGGCAATACAACAACACCAATCGGACCTTTGGCGTCTTCCTGCGACTTGGTAACGCGCCCATAGGCACGATCCATAATGGTCTTGAGCAACGCCGCCTGAGCCGCCGTTGCGGCAAGCTCGCCTTTCGCAATCGCCTCAATCGTCGGCGCGAGCTTTGCCGCGAGATTCTTCCAATCCGAATCGGTCCTTGCCGCCGCTACAGCGTTACCCAGAGCATCAAGCGGTGTTTTGGCAATTTGCCGCAACTCGGTATAGCACCTCTGACACAAGCCCTTGAAGATAACCTGAGCATTGCGCTTCCCACATCTGTTGCACAACGGCTTCGTCGGATCAGTCAGCGGCATTTGGTCTTGTTAGCTCGAACAGCATACCGAACGTATTGAATAGAATAGCACAGAATGTATTATTGTCGTACTCGCCGAGACGGTGATTTTCCCAAGCTTCCATCACATGCCGAATCAGCGATTTCATATACGCATCTATCGGGATGCCTTTTTGCCAATTATCACTAGAGCGAATCTCTTGCCCTGGCGGTATGTTGCGCAAGCGGCACTCTTGCATATATGCGGCGTAGAGACGCAAGACTCGCGGTGCTAAGAAGCCTTCGTAATCTAACTTTGCTGAATCGGTGTCTCTAGTAGCGCCGGTTTCAAACAATCTGGTCATCGATCTTGTCGGCAAGACCAGCAATAGGCTTCATCGCTTCAACATCGGCCTCTCGCCACTGACCATTGGCAATTAGCACCTCTGAGCCGTCTTCGAATACAATCCACAAAGCACCGGATTCAACAGCGACTCTAGCCACGTTCTCCATCAACGCAGGTTTCGGCTTGCCTTTGACGAAAACTAACATCCTCTTGCTCATGGTGACGTTTCTCGTCCTTTCAGACCCCAATCCCCAGCTTCTTCTCGATCCACATGCTAACAGCCTGACCGGTAACGCTACCGCATACCGTACCGACGGTGTACGGAATAAACAAGAGCCAAGTCATCTGTTGCGTTACAACGAGATATTTCATAGTCATGAACCACACACCGTTGCTGGCGATAGCGGCAACGAAGTGATATAGCTTCGAGTCACGATTGCGCGATCTGCTAACGATGCTGAATGAGACGTTTTGGGCAAACGCCATTAGCATCATTACAACAACTGCGGTAAAGCTCATATATCCTCTTTCCGAATTATCTCTACAGACTGCGATTTTTCACCATGAGCCCCAGCTTTAAACGTTATAACAATATGCGCCGGTAGCAGCGGCGGATAGCCTTTATCCTCGGCATATCCGGTTCTTGAATCATACGCGCAGCCAGCTACATACTCATGCGTTGCCAGCCATTTAATCGGATCATCGCCGCGAGGCTGTAGCATTGCATAGTAACGAGGGGGTAGGTCTAGCGCGATATGACTGTGCGCTGTTAGAATCGTATCAGCGATATAAGTACGATCAAACGCTTGCGCCTTGGTTGCTTTACTAGCGATAGTAACACCGCTATCCACTCCATGGTGAGTGTAGATGGAAAAGATAGCCGGATGCTCAGTATCAACCTGCAGCTTCAAGTGCCAGAATGCCGCTGTGCCCAAATACGGCAAACCGATTCGAGCCATTAACGTTTCGTCAAAGCTCAAACCGGTTTCTTTGTAAATTCTAGCGCCATGGTTACCTTTGACGCCGAATAAACCTTTGTGTTTAATCGGTGTTAGCAACTCGACCAAGCGATTGTGCTGCTCTTGCGGCGATAGCGTTTGCGTATACACATCGCCTTTGGATTGCTTCGTAACGCACTCGCCGCCGTCGCCGAGGTATAGCCATTTGCCGATTGGGTCATCGGCAACGCGCTGAATCATGCGCTCGATGAATTTAGTATCGGACTGAGCGGCGCCGATATGCCAACATACTAACGGATACAGATTAGCAACAGAATCAAGAGATTGATAGCGGAAGTATTTCATATCTAAATATAACCGAATGGTGACATTGCATCAAGTGACAAAATAAACCCACTCTATTATTTATATAGAGTTGTCACCTTGCTTGTTTTTCTCGGTAATTCGTTGATACACAACAACTTAATCGGTGACATGAGCAACTGGTGACATTCTGTCACCAGCTAGCATCATTGCTCGCCATCTCTTGATTGTTCGCTCTGACTTCTCATAGTGGGCTGCTATAGCCGCTATCTGCCTCATAGGCGGCTCATTTTGTAGACCTAGAGTCTGTACCGCCTGTTGATACATATCAACGACCTGACGCGATCTGTGCTCGCTCCAAGCCTCTGCTTTACCGTTGATATCTATATAGACTCTAACCTGATCTTCATGCCGCATAGCTACCTGAGACTTCTCGTGCTTCAGCACCGAGATATACTCGCCGACTGGCCACATGTGCAATTGGCTAGTCATATTAGCTCGCCACTTCTGTGAGCCTAGAAAATCTTCACTACTCGGCTCATTTGCCGCACCATCACTGCTATAGCGCAATTTACGATCATGGCCGAGTAGCAGCAATGATACATCAGGAAGCCATTTGCTTAAGCTATGATCTACCAAATCGGCAGTCTCGTCGTCTCTTGCAGATCGACCGCTGTGGATACCGCCTAATGCATCGATCATCACCAGTTTGACATTGTTGTCGGCAACATGCCGCTGTACTAGCGAATATAACGCCGATTTGGCAAATTGTTGATTGGTGCAATCAAAACCAGCTATTGCTAATATGTCAAACTTTGGCAAGAATGAGTCGCCCCATCGATGCTTCAATTCGTAAATGCTCATATCGGTGCTGATAAGCAAGACATTGGTTTGCGTTGTAGCTAGACCGAGGTAAGACTCACCGATAGCAACAGCATTCCCAACGCCCCACATCAGTGCCGATTTGCCAGAACCCGGTGGACCATGTAGCAGCGTCTTGCCGTATTCAGGAATCAGCGGATCGAAAAGCATTCGTATGGGCGGTAGAGCGGCTGAAACCATTGGCCATTCTGCCGCTGTGATTATCTTCATCCACCGCTCGCCTCAAGCCAATTAGCTCCAACCTTCATCTCTGCTGGGAACGATATGCCAAACGCCTCTCGGCTTAGCAATTTCAACGCCAATGCAGACGCTTCTTCAACGCGATCAACCGGTGCTTCTATCAACAACGCGTCATGCACATGTACCAATGGCTGGAGCAAATCACCCCATGCATCTGTGTTATAATACATGTCGATCAAACCGAGACCGAGAATATAGGCGCCGAGCCACTGCGGCAAAAAGCTCCAAGCCTGTTTGGCAATCTCATATTTCAACGAGCCATAGTCTTCGGACTTCTTGCGCATCTCGATGATGTAGCCTGGCCATGTTCGCTCTCTACCAGTAAACGGACAACGCAATCTGCGGGTCTGTACCACCTCATCTTTGACACGCTGCTGCCAGAGTTTGACGCCCGGAAACACGCGGTAAAACACATCGATCATATACTGTACTTGATCGGTAGTCAGTCGCAGATTCTGGCCCCGGCGAAATGCTTCAGCGTTTAGCTCTACCGCTAGCTGCGACGCCCGAGCCCCGTACATCACCGCATACGTCAAGCGCTTCGCCTGATCGCGTGTAATCTGTGCACCGCTACCTAGCATTAGCTGCACAACTCGCGTATGGCTGTCGATCTTACCGTGCTTAGCGTTCCCTGGCCAATCTAGCGGCGTTATGAACGCGCTGATTAGGTTCTTATCACCGCTGAGAACAGCGACAGCCCTAGCTTCAATCTGTGCCATGTCGGGGTATAAGAAAACTTTGCCAGGTCTCGGTACAACAAATCGCCGAGCTTGCACCGGCAAATTCATCGGATTCGTCCCGACTTCTAGCAAGCCCTCCTTACCGGCCACTCGACCTGATCCGGTCCCAAATGGATCAAAAACGCAATGGAGCAAGCCGTCAGGACCAGCAGAGAGCCGAGCGACTGTGTCATAATCGGCCCGGAGCTTAGAAGCGTCAACGAGTCGAGCGATAACAGGATGCTTGTCTCGAATAGGGTCAAGCTGTGCAGCTTTGGTAGTTTCATTGCCTTTAAAGGTGCGTGGTCTAATATGCAAGCCGCGATAGACCACGTCAGCAAGTTGATCTGGCGAGTCTGGGTTGAACTCTAGCTTCTTCGTAACTTTTCCAGTAGCCTTGCAAGTTTTGCAAGGTCCAAGCGAGGCTTTAAGCGCTTTGATAGTTTTAAAGCCTTCCGCCGCTGCCCACTCTTTCGTTGCTTCGAACCCTGCGCCATATGTGCAATACTCACAGTGTGATTTTTGCGTCTTCCCACCGCCGCAGCAGTCGCACTTACGATCTACCTGAAACAAATGCGGCTTCTTGAATCGCTTAATCTCGCGGTCAACAATCGGCGATACCATTTGTTGTAGCTCTTTAGACGCTACATCTAGCTGACCGAGTAGATCATGCTCTACCTCTCGTCTTGCCGATTCGTCAATTTTAAACCCAACAGCCTGCATCTCCATCAGCGGCGTGAGCAGTTTATGGTCAAACTCAGCAACGCTTGGCATCGGTCTTGCTGCGCCGATAGACGCTGGCGTATACAAACCGCGCTTGATTAACTGCTCGATCATTGGCCAATATGCATCATAGCAGACAACGGCGTCCATACCGCAATATAGATACGGATCATGGTGCACCAGCCATTTGTGGTATGGCCAGTTGGTAAATCTCGTTGCGATGTGCGGTGACAGCTCCTTCTGTAACGCATTATTCAACTCATGCGCACCGCCCTGCGTGTCGAAGTACGGTCTTGCTACAACGATGTTCTTACGAATGCGCAAATCGGCATAATCATGCAGCCAATTGTGCGCGATCTTCAAGATTCGATCTGACGTTAGCAGTGCAGTTAATGGCGCACGAAACGCCTCGGTCCATTCGAATACGTGCACCTCGTCGTCGGTCGCAATACCGACGATTTGCGGCTCTAGCTCGGTATCCACCGATATGAGATCAACGCCGCTGGTGGCCAATCGTCGCAATGCATCAACGTCTTGAAAGAACCACTTGCGGTATTTAATCGGCGGCAAGCCATCACGAGCAATTCTAGCCGCTTTGGCAACATCAGCATACAACCACGGATGCCATGTCATTTGGCGCAAGATTGCCGCCGGATGATACGTTGGCACAACAACAGCGTTCGGACCGAGTAACGATAAGCGAGAGAGGTAATTCTCAGGAATCGCTGCACTGCCAGACTCCGGCGGTATTACCGAACCGCGCCATTCGCCAATAAATCCGTCCTTATGCCGCTCGCCGCGTTGAACTACTGGAGGCTTTCCACCGAGCAACGCTTCGGTGGGGTTAGCTCCAAGTGTGACATATACTCTAGCTGATCGGAGAGCGGAAACTTCGTCTCGTAGACGAGCTTTTCCCCAATCCAAATCCGCAAGGTCGTGGTCTGCAAAT